TTTTCTTCTTCTTTCTTATCTCTTATTAACAATTTTATATGAGCTTTACGTTCATGGTCAAACATATTTTCACTATCACTAATAGGAATATTCACATGCTTGCTTAAATAATACTGCTCTTCTATTATAGATGATAAACTACAATCTAAACAAAACAACTTGACTATGCGAAAAAATCATTCAAAGGCATTGTAATTTTTTCTGTATAATCACATTTACATCTTAAATTTACCGTTAAGTCTATACCAAAATCATTTTCTTTTTTCCACTTCATTAATGTGTCATAATCTTGTTGGGGCAAATCACCAATAAATTCCATTTTTTCTGATATTTCTGGTGTCTCTTCTCCCTCAGGAGAAACAATAGACCTTACCATAAGTGCCAGGTCAGCTAACATCATTTCCACTTGTTTTTCAGTATTGGACAAATTAGGACTAATATTTATATAAGCCTTCTTCTGTTCACCCCTGGTAAAAAATCCCATATTTAGTGTAAGATTATTATCCAATACCTTAATCTTATCTTCTTTAATTTCCATTTCAGTAACATTTAGTTTACTGATATCAATGGTTTGTGTGGATTTTTCTTTACATTTCTCACATTTATAAGGAAAATTATATTTTGACCCTTTGGTTACTTCTCTCAATTTAATAAAGACATAATATCTATCTTGTATATATAAATTATCAACATTAAATCCTTCTGTAGTAACTGTGTCCATTAATATGTCATCAAGTATCTTTTCACCAACCAAAGGGTCATTCTCATTTTCATATACCAATAACTTCTTCATATCATTGGTAGTTAAAGGTCTTAAACTTATTTCTTCTTTACTTCCTGGTAAAGTAAAAGAACTTTCATACGTTTTTAAATACTTCTTATAATTATACATATTTTACACTAACTCCTTTTTTAAGTTTCATATCTTGAATATAGGTATCTATAAGTTACATCGAATGTCTCTGGTTCATTAGTTGAATAATCCAATGAAATATCTCCAATATTTGTTGGAAAAGCGTGGAATAACATAAGTTTATCTGCCTTTTCACCATTCATATTAACATTCCATATATCTTGTTGGGGTATCATATAGTTAGTGGGTGAACTTCTTTCATTTGTTTCAGGATTATGCATCATATCAAATCACTGTTGATATGCTTCTCTTAATTTTCCTGCCGAATCCATTCTAAATGTAATTGACCATTCAGGAAATGTTCTATTAGCCGCTATTGGAAATAACAATCCTTGCCAGTTTATTTCAATAGGCTCAACTCCTGTTCCAGGAATACTACTAGATGTAACCATATATTTTCTTTGCCTTGGGTCTAGGTCTCTTCCTATTCCTGATGGAAACTCAATCTCGATTAAGAATTGGCTAGCTTTGGATATATTGGTATACTCAAAATTAGCCACAAAGTCATCTATTCTAAATCCTTGTAATGCCATTTTATTTCTCCTTTATTTCATTCAATATTTATACTGCTGTTTCTGTAAAAGAAACACCGTCTTTAGTGGCTATGAAATCTAACATAATATGCTCAGCTACACCTACAGGAACAACAAATACATTACCCCATACCTCATTTCTAGCTCTTGTTTCAGGTGTATTAAGTGTATCATCCATAACTATAGTATATCTTTCTATGCCCCTTCTACCTCTAATTGTTTTGAGGAAGGGTTCAATGGTATTTCTTAACTGTGCAAATGTAATATCATCAACTTGTTCAAATAAATAGTATCTAGTTGCTTTAGATATATTCTTTCTCATATAGATAAACAATCTTCTAATATTGATATTTTGGAAAGCGGAACCCTTATCAAGTAGTGTTCTATTTCCCCATATTACCTTGCCCTGGCCTGCAAATGAAGCGATTGAGTTTATCTGTGCTGGATATAGAATATCCCTTGCACTCTTATCGGGATTCCAGGCCAGTCTTCTTACACCAGTTAAAATGGCTCTATTTAGTCCTGCTGGTGCAAACCATAATTCACCAAGATTATCACTATTAGCATAAAGACCAGCTACATAACCTGATGCGGGTACCCATTCATATCTTCTGTTTCATCTATCATAAACTTCTAACCAGTTATCATAAATGGCTGCATATGAAGTATTAGGATTAAACTCTGAACCACCTCTACCATATCTTCACCTAGTTAAATCCTTAACTTCATTTCCTCTGTTATTAACAACCATGTGCTTCTTAACATCAAGAATACCAAGACAATCTTTTCTTAACTCACAAATCTCAATAATTTTTCTTTTGACTGTTTCAGACTTATTGGATTCTATAATAAGACCAATATCAATAAGTTCTTCAGATTTATATAATATATCTAAAGCTTCTGAAACCGCACCATTTAATGCTGTTTCAGGGTCATTATCATCATCTCTTCCCCATACACCATCTTTACCACCAGTAAGTTGAACAAATCCCTTGGTGGCTATCATAAGTGCATCAGCTTCACTGTTCATAGTAGTGGTATCATTGGGATTTAAACAAACCTGAACATATTTACTTTCTTCATTAATAACACTTTCAATGAACATTGAAGTACCAGTATCATTAATTTCTCTCTGGTCTGTGCTCACTACAAAGGTTTCAACTGTTGACCATAGATTAGAAATCTGGTCTTTTCTCTGAACAATTACACAAAGTTGCTTTTCACTATCAAGCACTCTTTCCAGGTTGTTTCTTACTACTGGATAAAGTAGTGTACTTGAAGTTGGAGCAGCTTTATACTCAGGATAAATTGTGTCTTCAACATAATCTATTGCTTCCTGTGATATAGTTCTATCAAAAGGAACATCAACTGTTTCAGTATCAGTATCAAAATATTTAATAGCATTATAGATATTATAGTCATAAGCCATTAGTCTTATATCACTAGCACTCTCACCTCTTCATTTTGATATAAATCAAAGTGGGTTACCAGAAGTCATTATCTCAGTGTTTACTACATCAGCAAATTGTGTGATATCAATAGTGCCTAATGCTCTGTAATCATATGGACCATCATTTTCATCTGAATCAACACTACCTTCTGCCATAAATGTAAAATTTTCAGCAAAATATTCAGTGTATTCAGGTATATAACCATCTTTAAGTTGAACAGCTGCAAAAGTAGCATCTCTTGGTCTTGCTGGTGTAACATATAGAGAACCAGCGTATTTTAAATATCCTTCAGCTGATAGTATATCAATTTTTGACCTATCAGTGGGAACTCCTAATTTTTCCACCAATTCATCAGTATTACCAATGAGATGGGCTTTATATTCTTCACCTTTTCAAGGCTCTGCTACAATAATACAAGCAGGTGTGGTCCCAACGGCCCTTATTACATCTGTTCTATCAAATTCTCGAATCCTTACTCCAGGACTTTGCATTGTCATTATATTAATCCTCCTAAATTTTTCACTTTATAGTATTTATAATTTTTATCTCTCTATTGTAAAATAATCATATATCAATCTTAAACCAGAACTCAAATCTGTTTCTCCTTCCCTAAAAGAAAGGGTGACTTCTTCCAGTGATACAGGCAACATTTTATTAAATTTTATCTCTAATATTTTTCTTTCATAATTATCAAAGACTTGTAATGATGTATTAACCGCACTATGTATTCATCTCTTCCCACCTTCATCCTTATTATTATTTATATAAGCCATCCAATTAAATAATCTTTTTCAGTTATCAAATTTATCATCTATGGAAAAATTTATATTTCAATTTTCAAATTGTAATGTGCTGTTAATAGTCTTTACTTCTCATCCCTGCCAGGACTCTATACTTTCAGTAAATCCCACTGCTGGTAATACACTACCATAAGCGTATAATACCAATTTTCTATCTACACCTTCTTCATTGGGCAGTTTTGGAAATATTACCTGAAAATTATTAGCACTAGCTAAATTTAATTCTATTGACATTTTTAATCCTCACTATAATTACCTAATTTATAAATTTCTTCATAATTAGTAACATTAATTTCACCTTCTTCATCAATATTAACTCTTTCCTTGAGTTCATTTCTACCATAAAAATCTAAATTCAATGATTTTATTATTGCTGGTTCTTCCACTGGTTTAAATAAGTATGTAGTAGCATTAAAATTGAGCACTCAAGACAAGGCTCTGTTGTCATCTTCTGTCATTTCAAATTCCTGGTCTTGATTGACTCCTTCTAATATAACTTTCATATCAAATTTCAAGTCAATTTCAGGTATATTAACAGTGACTACTGTGTAAGGTGCAAAATAAGGTAAAATTTGCTCTAATATTTGATGAGCATCATCTATATAATTTGACACTATTGTTAATTCAAATTCCAGACTATAAGGAACAGGAGTGCTTATTTTATCTATTAAATTTTCATTGAGAAATGGTAATTTTTGATTTATTCCTCTCTCAGATATTTTAGGATTAATGTTTCTTATTGCTCCTGCCATCATAGGGAATCTTTTAGCATTCTTCCTATCATATAATCAATAATAAAATTTTTGTTTACCAGCCAGTTTCAAAGGAACCTTTATTTCTTTAGTAACCTCACCAGCATCATTATATTTATGCACTTTAATATTATTGAAAATATTAAGGAATTGTACTATTGACCGTCTAAGTGAATCAAATCTAATAATCATACCTTATCCTATAATATATCATACCCATATAATCTTTTTGTTGGTTTATCTGCATAATCATAATTTTCTTTTGCTTCATCATTTATTTCAGTATTTTCTCCATACTCATCTATATCCTTGTCCTCTTCTGGGTCAAGTGTAATATCTGGAAATTCATCATCACCAGAATCAAATAATATCTTGTTATCATCTTCTTCTGAATACCTATAGGGTTTAAGTATGAAATTATACACCAATTTTTTAGCCTGAAATATCTTATCTTCTGCACCCACATCAACAACTTCATATGATATATTATTCCATAATACTTTTATTACATCACCCACCATTGGTTGTGTGATAGGTTCTGGTATATCACTCTTTTCATTATATTTGTCTTTTATATCTCTATCCCACATAGAAACAGGCATATGTACACCTTCAATAAATTCATCCATGGTAATACCAAAAGCATCCAACATTGATTTTTCCTCAGTAGGAGTATAAATCAATTTTGTTGGTATTGGTTCACTAAATTCTGTGTTTGGTGCTTCCCCGTATAAATGGTCTACGTGGTTAGGGTCTTTTGTTTTCTGTTTAACATAATAATACACTCGAAATCCTGATATTTCTGTAAACTCATTGTTTACACTATCAAATAATTCATGCTCAGGATTATCTTGTATATTATCAAATAAATCCCATTCGGGTTTATGGTAATCGTCTTGTCCAAAAAACATAATTTATCCTTTATCCCATAATAGGGTAATATCCATCATAATTTTCATTATCCATTANTTGCTCTTCCAGTTTTTCTTTGTCCTGGTTACCCTCACTTATTAAATCTGAACCATCAAGGTCTATACCTGTATTGCCAATACTATTAAACCCTGAAAATTTTGACCTTACTCTACCCAAAGTGATTTTAGCCAATGCTAATGAATACTCTTTAATTCATTGCTCATCATATAAACTTTCTTTGAGCTCTCCTGTTTCTTCATCTATTTCCATTTCATANTCATCTGCTTTATATATGTATAATAAAGCNTATCTNCCGTGGTCTTTNTCATCAGGAACAGGANTNAATNTAATNGTATCATTGCCTCTATAATATCTCCAATTAAATTTTGATGTTGTAAACTTTTTCAAGTCCTTGATACTGGACATGGATGCATAGTAACCTATCAGCCCTTGAGGTGCTCCACCTATAAAGTCCAACATACCAATATTCATCATATAATTTTCTAAAGTAAATAATTCATTGGCATTACCTAACGAGCTGGAACTATCAATCATTTTGATAACTTCTGTAGTGGAAGCAGGTAACTGGTAAATATTCTTACCTTGCTCTAATTGAAAAATATATCAATCCTCACTGGTAGCATTACCCATTGCGTACTTCATTCACATAATTTTAGCGTCATTAATAAAATCATCTAACTGGTCAGAAGTAAGCTCAACCTTTATAGTAGGATATCCAAATTTTCTAAGGATTCAATATTTTAATTCTGTTTTAGTAATCATTATCCCTCACATAGATGGTCAGTTTTAAGTATGTGTTTTATCTCTTCTATTGTGTCTTTCTTTGAACTCCACTCACCAGCATTTCTAACTAATGCTCCTGTGGAAGAATCTCTAATTTCAGCTGTCCATTTCCTATTAGTAATTTTCTTTACTTGACCAAAATGATAACGAAACACACCATCCCTATGTTTCTTCAAGTATTTATCAATTTTTTCTGTAATATTTATAATTTTCCTCTGATAATTATTTATATTTTTATGCGTGAACCCAGGAAAAATCTTCTTCAGGTATATCCACATCTGATAAAATTCCCCATCCTTCATCGTCAACTTCACTTGAAATTTTTGCATCTTCATCCAATACTTCAAATTCAGTTATGTAAGTAGCCATATATAGTGCTGATACTAAATCATCAGGTAAGTCCTTACCACCAAATGAATTATTACCCTTTTCTATAAATGATGTTAATTGTTCTATGGTTTGTTTATCCACCAACACCAAATCACCTGATTCAATTAATTTCTTTATTAACAACACTGCTTTAGGTTTGGTTCTGGATGTCATTCTAACACCTAAGCCAGTTTTCTTGGAACTCTCATTAACTAAATTATCATATTCATACTCTCACCATAATTGAGTAACTACTGTATCACCTAAATTATTTTCTACTAATAAATGAGCATTATTGTAGTATAGTGCCAGTCTATATACAATATTAGCAAATGTGTAAATATCTGTATGGGAATCCTGCCATACTGCTACCTGCTCTGCTTTGAAAGGGTTATAATTAGTGATTTTAAGTATTTGACAAGTGGAATCATGCTCACCTGTTCCTTTAGCTGGGTCAGTTCCTATGACATATTGAGTATTTGGTTGTGGTTTCTCAAATATTCTTAATTTACTATCCATATCGTATAATGTGGGCTCTTTGTATGAATTAATAAGTCGTTCTAATACATCGGAATCTATAAGGTTATTAGATGTCCCTAAAAATTGCACCTCGTGTTCTTGTAAAAATTTAGATTTTCCAAGTACCTTAATTTGTTCCTCTTTTCATTTTTCATCTCTGCCTTCAATGACTCTTCAATCGGCCTTATAGTGTGCAAATCCATTGGTGTTTTTTTCTGCGCCTGTATATATAGTATGAAAGAGGTCATAGGTACCGTTAGGAGTGCTTATAATAATGGCCTTTGATTCTTCTGAAGCCGCCAATGTAGGAAAATTCGATGACCAAAACGCCCAAGCTATTGATTTTCTTACAAATCCTACTTCGTCTGAAAAAATTGCATTTAAAGATTCCCCCCGAAATGGGTCTTCTGTAGTCGCTGAACACATAATTTTTGAATTATTATCAAACTCTACTGATAAAACATTTCACTCACCAACACCTGGCTTCAACCAAACTGGAAGTGATTCATATATTTTTTTTATTTCAGCTAATATTTTTTTAGCAGATTTTTCTTTATTAGATACTATACCGATAACTTTTTCATCTTGAAATAATGCATATCATAATAAATATACAGACACTGAAATCGTTTTTCCTACTTGTCTAGATAACAGACCCACAAAATACCTATTATCAATAATTTTCTGTAAAAATTCTTTTTGATATCATCTTGGAACATATGGTATTCTGCCTTTATCAGGATGGCGAATTCTTACATAGGAGCAAAAATGAAAAAAATCCTTAGAGCATTTATGCAACTCTAATATATTCTCAGGAGTATATTCAGTTTCTAAATTTGGTCTTTTGACCTGTTCACTATAACTTACTGGCATTTTTCTTTCCTATATTAGTATATTTAATTTTTGATTAGTAAGTCCACTTGTTGATCTGTATAATTTCAGGTAATTATCCATCCTGTTCTTGTCCTCTTTCTCTTGCATACTCCCTAACCTCAGGATGCACAACATTAATGTATTTTATTAATCTTGGGTCATGTTTAACGGCCATCATTTGCACGTCTTTATCAGGGCTATTAATAAAGACAATATTACTCATATCATTTTCCAATGCCTTTAACTGCACTTTTTTAGTAGGATTCTTTATATGTTTGATTAATCGTGGATTGTGTTCAACAGCTATCATTTGTACTTTTTCAGTAGGATTCTTTATATACTGAATAGCATCCATATCCTGTTTCATTGCCTCTAGTTGCACTTTTTCACTTGTATTCTTAATATGTTGTATTGAGTATCAGTGTTTTTTCACTGATTCTAACTGTACTTTTTCAGATGGATATTTTAATCAGCTAATAATAGAAGGATTATTTTTTACAGCCGCTATCTGTACTTTCTCACTTGGCTTCTTAATAAACCTTAATGCATCCCCTTCTTTTTTTACAGCCGCTAATTTTATTTTTTCACTTGGATT